CGCTCTCGCACCGGGCTGAAACAATTCTTCCTCCCGGCGTTTTTTGATAAGATGAAGTAAAGAGAGGCCTTTGCACCCTTCATCGGGCGGCGGAGGTCAGATCGGCACCATAATCCGTGGCGGCTCCTCTCTTCTGAAGGGGCTGAAATTCATATGGCCACGAACTATAGTCCGAAGCATTTCCTTCGCCAGGTCCCGAACCCTCTATTGAAGGCGTTCTTTGATCGGCGAGGAGAACTTACAGAGGTTGCCTGGGACAAACTTGGAGAGATGGACGCCGATCCAGTCTTCGAGGCCTGGCAGACCCTTCCTGAAATCGCCCGCGCTGAAGTCGAGCGAACCTTCCGTTCGGTCTCTGACCTTTCGTCAGCACAAGGCCTACAGACGTTGATTGACGAGGGACAGTTCCACCGCGTGGATCTATCCCCGGGCCTGAACCAGCTTAAAGGTCTCCACGAAAAAGTCTTCTGGGTTTACCTCAACCACGAAAAAGTGTTCGTCGGGGCGGGCAGACTGAATCGCGCGGACCATCTGAACGGACGCTACTGGAGACGCCGAACCGACCTGCCTGCGAAGAAGCCCGATATCACCCATCCGACGCGGGAACTTCTGGCGCAGGCGATTTCGAAGTATTACCGGGACCATCAGGGACGCGGCGAGCACTGCAAGGTCGAGGTCTACCTCCGGCGCGAGAAGATTCATTACTTTTTCGCATATCCCGCCGATTACGCCGACACCGTGATCATCTATAACGATCTTGGCGCACTGGAGCGCCAGGTTCAGAAGGCCGCATTCGAGGTCATTTTCGCTTACAACGAAGCATCGGGAACGCTGGATCTTTTTGTTCAGGGTGACAAGGACCTGCGGCGGGATATTGAGGAGATCTTCGCGCGCCTCATCCTCAAGGAGGAACTGCCCAAGGAGAGCGCCGCACGCCAGCCTTATGAATTGAATGGTCTCCGCAGCCGCGATTTTGACTTTCCAACCGACCCGGAGGATGCCATCCAGGAAGTTCGCGTTAAGGCGCTGCGGCTATCGATAGTCGGACCTGGCTTCGGGCGAATCACATTTGAAAGCGATGCACGGCGGAAACGCGGCGACATCTACGATCTGATGGAGAAGAGCCTGAACAAAGTCCGGATGGATGCTGAGGCGATCAATGTAACCCGTGCTGTGATGGACGTGATCTACGCAAACGGGGGCAAGCCGAAGACTGAGAACTTCTATATTTCGTATCCAGACACCTGTAGCCTCAAGGACACGCCCGAGCATCTGAAGATACAGGAGTATCTCCGGCGTTGGGGACTCGCCAGCGAGAATTAGCGTGCGCGCGTTCTGGATTCGCGCGGATCTCGATGAGGCCGCATTCCACGGTGACGAACTTCCCGCATTCGGGCCGGCGGCGCTGCAAGTTTTCAAAACAGAGAAACTGCTGAAGCGCGGGGAGGATCTCCGCATGGTGGAGTGCGGCGACTGCGGCAACTTGCACATCGAAGACGTCGACATCATCATCGGCTCGCCCGACGGTGCAGCGAGGGCTTACATCGCCTGCGGAGCCGGTCGCGCCTCAGTCGATCTCGTCCGCCTTCAGGTCTGGGCGATAGACTTTGACCGCTTGGCCGACCTTGCCAGTTCAGCGCTCGGTCTGGGCGGTCGGATCGTACAGGTCGCCACGGACCGGGTTTGGCATTTGGGCACGGCGAAGTTCGCCGACAGAACCCGAGACGTCTTCCTCGTGCGCGGGATCAGATGGCCCGACAGCCTTCTGCTTCTTTCCGGGAATGCTCGTTTGTCCACGTCTCCCTGCCCGCTGATTCTCTGCATGAATCGCGTGCCGGATGACGCAGCCTGGCAAGGCGAGCGCGCGGTCGTGTCGTTATCTGAATTTGACTGGCTGGAGGGTGATCGATCCACGCTCCTCAAGAAAGTTACCGATATCCTCGGAGAATACCCGCGCCCGCCGGAACTTACGCAGCAACGGATGTTCCGCAAGGAAGGCGACTTCTGGAGTATCAGGTTTGACGGCAAAACCATCCGGCTCAAAGATGGCAAGGGCCCAGTGTACCTGTCGTATCTGCTGAGCCAGCCGGGCCATGATTTCCCTGCGGTCGAACTTCTCAAAGCGGTCAGCGGTGCGGCTGTGGTCACGGCGCGAAGTTCGGCTGGAACGGCAATCGACGAAAAAGCGCGGACGCAGTACAAGACGCGAGCGCTTGAAATTCAGGACGAACTGGCCGACGCCCGTAAGCTTAATGACTCCGGCCGCGTTGCGGCGCTTCAGGAGGAACTGGAGAAGATTGCGGGCCAAATGACGGCGGCCACCGGGCTGGGCGGTCGCCGCCGTTTAGTTGGTGATACCTCGGAGAAAGCACGGAAGTCTGTCTCGGCCGCCGTCAGCCGCACCGTTCGCCAGGCCGGAGCAGCAAACAGCAGTCTGGGCAAGCACCTTCAGAAGCACGTCTCGTCGGGGGCCGCCCTTTCCTACCAAGGCGACGGTACGCCGTGGAATTTTTAGCAGTTTTTTCGCCTGCTACACCGCTTGTGGCGATTGCCACACAGCTTGTAGCGCCTTCTTTGTGAAGGCGTTGCCCCGGCGTTGGAAAAAAGCGCGAGGAACAGCAGGAACCTGAAATTCCCGCCCCCCTATAGCCGGGCAACTCCTTACGAAGGAGTGCCCATTGAACGAACTCACTACCAAATCATCCCTTCCCGATTCTCATCGCTGTCTCGTGGAACTCATGCAACGGCTCAACTTCGGCCGCATCGAGGATCTCGTCGTTAGGGGTGGCGAACCCGTCTTCGACCCGGCTCCGAGAGTGATCCAAAAGGTGAAGATCGGCGGCGAGAATGGCCCTCGCACCGAATTCTCCTCCACGGACTTCCTGCTCAAGAAGCAGATGATCGAACTGGTCGAAGCCATCGCCTCCCTGGGTGAGGGCAAGGTACTCACCATCGATGTAAAACATGGCCTGCCGTTCGCGGTGGAGATTGAATTCGCGGCCTCGACCGACAAGGCCCGGAGAGTCGCGTGACCGAACTAACGCTCGATCAGGCGATCCCGGTTGTTCAGAATCTCGCGCAGCGCAAGGCGGGCGCGTTCGTGCGTCGCCGCCGATTGGCCATCGACGAATGCGAGGACGTCCAAAGCCATCTCGTTCTGACTTTCATTGCCCGCTGGCCGAAGTTCGACGGCGAGAGGGCTTCAGTTCAGACTTTCGCCTCCCGGCTGATGGACAAAGAACTCACGTCCATCCTGCGATATCGCCTCGCGCAGATTCGACATCCGCGTGAACTTTCGGTGCCGTGTAGCGGCCCGGCAGCGGCGCTAATCCACCAGTTCCGCATTGATCTCGACCGCGCCCTGGCTCCGCTTCCCGAGGTCGTTCGCGAAACCGCGTCTGCTCTGGCGTGGTACTCCGCGGTTGATGCCGCTGGCATAGTCGGGTGTTCGCGGCAGATGATCGGCAAACGGAAGCACCAGATCCGCGAGGCCCTACTCGCTGCGGGCATCGGGCCGAACTACTTCGCCGGGGGAAAGACAGTGCAATGAGCGCTGATTCCATCGCGCGCTCTCTCAAGGCACGCCGTTCCGGTGCTGGCTGGATGGCGAAATGCCCCGCACACGATGACAACAACCCGAGCCTGAGCATCCGGGATGCCGACGGCAAGGTGCTGTTGCACTGCCACGCCGGTTGCGGACAGCGCGAGGTGATTGAAGCGTTGAAGGGGAAAGGCCTTTGGGTGGAGCGTCCCGCGAAACCGCGCAGGAAAATCATTGCGACCTACGATTACTCGGACGAAGCCGGGGATCTGCTTTATCAGGTTCTTCGCACCGAGCCGAAAGGCTTCTTTCAGCGGCGTCCTGACGGCGAAGGCGGCTGGATCAACAGGAAATGCAAACGGCAAGTGCTCTTTCACCTGCGAGAAGTGGTTGAGGCGCCCATCGTCTTCGTCGTGGAGGGCGAGAAAGACGTCGAGACCCTGCGGAGCCAGGGGTTCGTCGCGACGACGAATGCCGGAGGTGCGGAAGCGCCATGGCTGCCCGAATTCAGCGAGGCGCTCGCCGGGCGCGAAGTCATTGTAATCCCTGACAACGATAAGCCCGGTCGAGATCGGGCAGCGCGCATCGCCCGGGCGTTGATTGGCCGCGTCACGCGATTGGTCATCCTCGAACTCGAAGGCGCGAAGGATGCAACGGAGTGGTTCGACAAAGGACACGGGGAGCTTGAGCTGATCGAGTTGGTTGAAAAGGGGCTCGCGGCGACGGCATGACGAACGAAATCCGCGACGAGACGGACATCGACAACTTCGTCCAGCGATTCGAAACGGGCGCGGCGGCTGGCCCCGATCTTCTCTCCCGTCTCTACAACGACCACGGTAACGCTGAGCGCCTCATTGCCATGTATGGCGAGGATCTTCGGTTTTGCCACGCTTTCAGGAAATGGCTGGTCTGGGACGGCATGCGGTGGGCGGTCGACGACACGGACCAGGCCCGGCGTCTGGCAAAGCAGACCATGCTCGAATTCCTGAAGCTTGCCATCGAACGCGGTGGCGACGAGAAGGCCGAGAAGTTCGCGCGTGCGTCGCTCGACGCTCGGCGCATCGGCAGCATGCTGTCGATGGCTGAGTGTGAAATATATATTCGTCCCGTCGACCTCGACACGGACCCGTTCGCGCTAAATTTCCTGAACGGCACGGTGGATCTGCGCACGGGAGCATTGCGGGATCACCGGCGCTCGGACTTCATCACGAAGCTGGTTCGGTACAGACACATTCCGGCAGCGGACTGTCCACGATGGCTTGCGTTTCTCGAGCAGGTGATGGGCGGCGGCCCGGACGCAGCCGAAGCGGAACTTGATCGTGCGCAGCGTCTGGTCGCCTACCTTCGGCGGGCACTGGGTTATTCGCTTACCGGCACAACCATCGAGAAGGCTGTTTTCATCCCGTTCGGCACTGGAGACAACGGCAAGAGCACGATGCTCAGCACCTTTCGAAATCTCGTTGAGGAATACAGCCATCTGCTTCAAGTGGACACGCTGATGGTGCGGCAGGAATCGAACAACACCCAAGCCGATCTTGCGGACCTTCGCGGAGCGCGCTTCGTCCAGACTTCCGAAACGGAAGAAGGCCAGCGCCTCGCTCAGGGCAAGCTGAAGCGGATCACGCAGGGCATGGGCAAGATCAAAGCGACGCGAAAGTACGAGAACCCAATCGAGTTCGCCGAGACGCATAAGCTGTGGATGGATACGAACCGTAAGCCCACGATCCGCGACGTAGACGACAAGGCGACGTTCAACCGGCTGCACCCCATTCCGTTCACGGTGACGATTCCCAAGGCGCAGATCGACAAGCAACTTCCCGACAAACTGCTGGGCGAAGCCGAAGGGATTCTCGCCTGGGCGGTCGAGGGAGCGCGGCTCTGGTATGCGAAGGGGCTCTCGAAACCTGCGGAGGTCGAGGCGGCGAAGGAACAATGGCGGGAAGACATGGACCAGCTCGGGAAATTTATCGAGGAGCACTGCCTCGTCGGCGACGCAGTCCGAGCGGGGGCAACGGCCTTGTATGCAGATTACAAGCAATGGGCCATCAACGGTGGCGACCGGTCGATGTTGTCTTCTACCGCTTTCGGCACTAAGCTTACGGATCGGGGATTCGCGAAGCGCCATTCCGAGCGTGGTGCCGTTTACATCGGAATCGGACTCCGCGCCAATGACCAACAGTCACCGGGCGCCTGAGCTTATTCCTTGCACTTGATAATGTCGCGTCGGCTGCGGGCTCCAGACGATCTCATGTGACTTATACTGGCTCAATCCGCCTCCCGCAATGCGCTCCGCCAGCAAGCGCGCCGACAGCTTACCTGTTGTGCGGTTGATTGTCAGTAAGTTGATGGACATGAAGGTTCGACCGTCCACGGTCTTGACCTTACCAACCGTACTTCCGCAACCTATTACAGGAACACCACCGGGAGTAACGTCGAGCCTGGGTATGTGCTTGTGCCCATGCAGAATTGCCGCCATTTGGCGGGCTTCCGCGAATTCAACGAACGCACTGGCGTCTTCGAGCTCGTCTGTCTTCTCAAACGCCCCGCCAAGAACCCGTTCATAGAAAGGTCGTGCGTACCAATCAGGTACCCTCACGGCGATAGGGTGATGGTGAAGAGCGGCGATGACGAAATAGTCATGAACGCCTCTACACTTGGCATCCAAGGCTGATCCCATGTCCAAAAACTGCCGCTCGCCGATGAAACCGCGAGCGAGGCGGCCATCTCGGACGGAGTCGAAACAGGCGATTCCAAGCCGATATTGCTCAAACCATCGGACCAAGTTGGATCGCGCCTCGATTTGCATCGCCATCCGTAGGTTCTCCGACAGAATGCCGTCTTTCCTCACGTCGTGATTGCCTAGGAGAACCACGGGCTTTTCGGTTCCCAAACCTCCCAAAATCGACAGGAACGACCGAACGCGATCAAGATTATCCTCGTCAGGTGAATCCATCAGATCGCCGCTAACAAGTGGGATCACGGCTTCCCCGAATTCACCTAAGTCCGAAACCAGATTCGACAGCAGGTCCTGTACCCGCGGCAGTCGCAATCCGGCCTCCCTGCAACCCAAGTGAATGTCGCTGACTTGCAGAATGGTTATTCGGGAGTTGGCTGCACTGACGTCGAGTCGGAATTCGCGATTGTACTGCTCTTTCAGAAGCCCCAGGTCCACCCCGATGCTGGTGCCAAGATGAGAGAAAATCCAACGCGCCTGCTGCCGTAAATCGGATCGCGAATTGCCAGAAACCGCCAGGAAAACAGCGTCTCCTCCGCGTGTCCAGAGCAAGATGCCAGGCCATTCTGTGGACGCTGCAAGCGCTGTCCTGAAGGCAGGAAATACATCCGTTAGTGAAAAGATCCTCTCCGGTGGTTCCTCCATTTGCAAGATCAATCCCGGGTCGTCCGGTCGAATTTCCACTAGGTCTCGCAATAACTCGCGGGAACATAGCGCGCGATCCACTTCCGAGTTGGTGCCAGAAGGAATCAGGAGCGCAGTCCAGGGACGATCACTCAGAAACTCTCGCAAATCTGCCAAGATCCGTTGGGACGGCTGAGCGCCCGCTTGCAACGCCTGCTCAGCGAAATGCACGATGTCGATGAACCGACGGCGACCCCACGGAGAGGAATAAAATCGATCCTCGTGAGTCAGCCCTCGCAAGAAGACGTTGAGCGCCTCGCGTTCTTGCCCCTCGCTCCCCAATTTCGGAATGGGGGCGCGTTCATCGAGAACATGCGCCAACCAGTTCGCCACCCGCATGTCAAATCTGAGGCCCATGGAGTATCGCCCTTCGGTCGGAGTTTCGCAGCCAAGGATATCAAATAGGCCTTAACCACCGATTGGTCGAATCGTAGTCGGCACCACGCTTCGGCTGACGGGTTTGCCAAAACTGACGGGTCTGACGGCACTTCTTCAAAAACTACTTCATCACGCGCGTATAAGAGAGTTTTTGAAGAAAACCCGTCAGAACCCGTCAGCCGTCAGGTTTTCTCTGCGTAAGCGGGCAAACTGATCGAAAGCCGTTTACATTTTTCCGGCGCTCTGCGTATATTTGTGGTGAAGGCGCAGTTCGACAGGCCAGCGCACAGCGCACCCTCCGAAGGTCCACCCCCAATCAGTATCGAGAGACGGGACTCTCGTTAAACTCCTTCCCTTTTCTGCTGTACCCGAGGTGTGCCCGGATGAAATCCCCTGACCAAATTCCGTACTATGCGCCCGACGGCGGTTCGCTCGGCTTTCGAACTATCGAGGCCGCCAGACGGCTCGTCGCCGGAGGTTACGTGAAGCCAGCCTACGGCCGCAAGGGTCACCTGAAGGCGATCTGGCTGCTCCAGCAGGGCGGCGGCAATCCCGTTGAGACGCATGCACGAAGTGGCACCCGATACAGCTTTATCGAAAGGCTGGAGCGCAGTCGCTGCTATGCGCTTCGACGTTTGGATCAGCGCGACGAAACCGGCAAGCGAGTGAGTATGCGCCCGGCATTCCTCCAAGTGGTTACGGACTGCACCCGGCCATGAAGAGCGAACGACGGCAGGTTGGTGGACGGTATCTCGCAAGGGCAAGGGGTGCGTTCAGTCGCCCCGACGTGCGACCGCGCCGGAAGGTGGTGCCCATGGCCAACCCGGAGCCTGACGGCGCGCCACAGGCCTCGTGGGCGCTACGGGCGCGGAAGTTCCCCCTGCTACCACCGGTCGCCGCTGCCACAATTCAGGGACCTGTTTTTGAAGGTGCGGGCCGCGGGTAGAAATATTGCGCAGTTTGCGTAGTTAGTTGGGCTTAGGCAGGTTGTCACTCCGGGTTGTCACCCCTCAAATCGAATGCATCTCCCCACCCAGATCGAGCTCCGGTCGGTCCGTGCGCTCCTGCCCCACGCCCGCAACTCGCGGACGCATTCGGACGAGCAGGTCGCGCAGGTAGCCGCCAGTATCCGGGAGTTCGGCTGGACGAATCCCATTCTGGTGGACGGCGACGGCGTCGTTATCGCCGGGCATGCCCGACTTCTCGCGGCCCGGAAACTGGGGATGGAGGAAGTCCCGGTCATCGTGCTGGCCCACCTGACTCCCGCGCAGAAGCGGGCGCTGGTCATTGCCGACAACAAGCTGGCGTTGAACGCGGGCTGGGACGAAGAGATGCTGCGTTCGGAAGTCGCTGCGCTCCAGGAGGATGGCTTCGACCTGGACCTGGTGGGGTTCTCCGACGAGGAACTTCGCATCCTGCTGGCGGACCATGCTCTCGCCGGGGAGGACGACGCGGGCGCGGACGAGATTCCAGAAACGCCCGTCAACCCGGTGTCGCGTCCCGGCGACGTGTGGGTGATCGGACGGCACCGTCTGATCTGCGGAGACTGCCGGGATGCCGCTACGGTGGCGCGGCTGCTCGATGGAGCGCGAGTGAACGTGGCGATCACCTCGCCGCCGTATGCCTCGCAGCGAACCTACGATCCCTCAAGCGGGTTCCAGCCAATCGCTCCCGACGATTACGTGGCGTGGTTCGGCGAGGTCGCACGCAACATCGAGTCGGTGCTGGCTCCCGATGGCTCTTACTTTCTGAACATCAAAGAGCATTCGGAGGACGGCGAACGCAGCCTCTACGTGAAGGATCTGGTGCTGGCCCACAAGCGGGAGTGGGGATGGCGTTTCGTCGATGAGTTCTGCTGGAGGAACACCGCGAACGGCGTGCCGGGCAAGTGGCCCAACCGCCTGAAGAACGCCTGGGAGCCGGTGTTTCACTTCTGCCGCAACAAAGAGATCAAGTTCCGGCCGAAGGGTGCTGGCCACGAGTCCGAAGACGTGGTGGTGTATGCGCCGGGCAACCCCTCTGCGCCGAGCGGCTCGGGCCTCCTCGGTTGCGGTGCAGAGAAGACGGCAGGCATTGCGTGGCCGAGCAATGTGATCGAGACCAAAGCGGAGGGCAGCCAGGGATCGCACTCCGCTCCGTTCCCGCGCGCGCTGGTCGAGTTCTTCCTGAAGGCGTTCTCCGACGAAGGCGATTCCGTCTTCGACGGGTTCATGGGAAGCGGTACGACGATGGCAGCGGCGCACGTGCTCGGGCGGATCGGCTTAGGAGTTGAACTCTCTGCTGCCTACTGCGACGTGATCCTGCACCGGATGCAGGAACTCACCGGCGACGAGCCGGTGCTGGCCGCGACGGGACAGACGCTCCGCGAGGTCGCGGAAGATCGCGGCGTGATTGAGGAAAAGAGAGCAGCCTGATGATGATCGATCTCTCCCGTTTGCAGGTTCAGGTCTGGTCCATCGACCGGCTGCTGCCCTACATCCGAAACGCGCGCACCCATACCGAACAGCAGGTGGCGCAGGTCGCCGCGTCGATCCGGGAGTTCGGGTGGACTAACCCGATCCTTGTGGCGGCCGACGGTACAATCATCGCCGGCCACGCACGGCTTGCGGCAGCCCGGAAGCTAAAGATGACCGAGGTCCCGGTCATCGTTCTCGATCACCTCACCGAGGCACAGCGCCGCGCGCTGGTGCTTGCGGACAACAGGCTCGCGCTCGATGCCGGGTGGGACGAGGAGATGCTTCGGGTCGAACTGGCGTCGCTTCAGGAAGACGGCTTCGACCTTGACATCGTCGGATTCACGGACGAAGAACTCGAAGATCTGCTTCGCGACCCGGAGGAGACGCGAGACGGCTTGACGGACGAGGACTCCGTTCCCGACGAGCAGGAGACGGCCATCACCGTTCCGGGTGATGTGTGGGTGCTGGGCGACCATCGTCTGCTGTGCGGCGACGCCACCAGCATGGATGCGATTCAAACGGTTCTGGCGGGCGGCCTCGCGGACATGGTCTTCACGGACCCGCCGTATAACGTGGACTACGTCGGCAAGACCGCGAAGAAGCTCAAGATTGACAACGACGCGCTGGGCGGGAAGTTCTATGACTTCCTTCGCGAGGCTTGTACGAACGTGCTGGCGGTTACCAAGGGAGCGATCTACATCTGCATGTCCTCATCGGAACTGCACACGCTCTTCCGGGCCTTCACGGACGCCGGAGGCCACTGGTCTACGTTCGTGATCTGGGCGAAGCACCATTTCACGCTGGGGCGTTCGGACTACCAGCGGATGTACGAGCCGATCCTTTACGGCTGGCGTGACGGAACGGATCACTTCTGGTGCGGCGCGCGGGACCAGGGCGACGTGTGGTTCATCAAGCGGCCCATGGCGAACCTCGAACACCCGACGATGAAGCCGGTCGAACTGGTCGAGCGGGCGCTGCGCAACAGCAGCAAGACGCAGGACACGATTCTCGATGTCTTCGGCGGGTCCGGTACGACGCTGATCGCGTGCGAGAAGTCGCGGCGGCAGGCGCGGCTGATTGAGTTGGAGCCGATGTACTGCGATGTGATCATCCGGCGCTGGCAGGTGTACACGGGTGAGAAAGCGCTTCTCGACGGTGGCGGAACCTTCGATGATGTAGCGGCGGGGCGGCTGAAGAATGCGGCCTGAATCGAACGGTGCCACAAGGAGCTTGCGGCAATCGAGGCAGAGATCCGCGCGGGCAACCCCGACCTTGAGGGACTCTGCCTGGCCCTCTCGGATTGGTCAGCGGAGTTGCGGATGATTTCGCGGCTCACTCCATAAGAAAAGCCGCCCCTTTCGAGGCGGCTTGATGGGAGGCAGGTGGGCAGTTTCTACTTGACGATCTTGTAGAGCCGGTCGCCAGCCTCGTTCTTCGAGGACTCGATCTTGATGCCCTGCTTCTTACCGGCGATGGAAATGAACCCGCGCACGCTATGCTTCTGCCAGCCCGTTGCGGTCATGATCTCGGCGAGGGTTGCGCCCCTGGCTCGTCCGATCAGGGCCATAATCATCGCGCCCTTGCTCTCGGCGCGCGGTGCGCTGGCTTCTTTCGCGCGGGCGGGCTTGGCAGCCTTCTTCGTGGCTTTGGCTTCCTTCTTCGGCGCAGCGGCTTTCTTCGCGGCTGCTGCCTTCTTCGGGGCTGCTGCCTTGGCTTTGGCACCCTTGGCGGTCTTCTGGCCCTTGGGCCCGCCCTTCTTCTGGCTGGCACCCTTCTTCGCGGGGGCCTTCTCCGGCGCGACGTGCGCGCCCTGTTCCGCAACGGCGGCGGTCTCTGTGGTTTCGATGGCTTCGTTGGTCTTCATTTGGCTTTAGTCCTTTTCGCTCAGTAGCTTGTGCGGTGTCTCCGCACCACGATTCATCACTCCGGTGCGCCCGGAAGGCAAGTCAATTCTTCAGGAAAAAATGGGCGTCTCTCTCAGGGCTTACGCACGGATGCGCGGATGCAGCCTGACCGCCGTTCAGAAGGCAATCTCCAGCAAACGAATCACGACGCTCGCTGACGGGACCATCGACCCGGAACGCGCCAACCAGGAGTGGGCGAAGAACACGTTCGCCGGGCAGACGATCCATAAGCCGAGCGCCGCATCGTCTGATCGCCTCCCGCCGGTTCACGAATCCGCGGTGGGATCGGGAGATCCGGTTACGGCGTACCTGCGGGCGCGGGCTGTCAAAGAGAGCTTCGCGGCACGAACCGCCCAACTGGAATACGAAGAGCGCGCAGGCAAGCTGATCCCGGCAGTGCGCGCCTCCGAGTACGCCGCGACCTTTTCGTCCATCGTCAAGGACGGGCTGATGGCCATGCCGGATCGTGTGTCGCCGATGCTCGCTGCCGTCGATGACGAGAAGGCGATTCACCGCATGCTGGCCGCCGAGGTTGCAGCGGTGCTGCGGAAGGTGAGTAAGTCAGTCGCGGACGCGGGTCTTTAAAGATGACGCCACTCTCTATTCACGAAGTCGGAGCCGCGGCGATGCTGCCGCCGCGAGACATTCTGGTCTCGCAGTGGGCCGACGAGAACCGCGTCCTCACCGGCGGCGCGTCCGCCGAGCGGGGCCACTGGCGCACGCGCTCCTATCAGCGTGAGCCGATGGATGTGCTCAGCCCCGGCCATCCCTGCCGCCAGGTGGTGCTGCTGTCGGCGGCTCAGATGATGAAGACCGAGGTCCTTCTGAACTTCCTCGGCTTCATCGCCGATGTCGATCCGGGTCCGGTGCTGGTGGTCGAGCCGCGCACCGAGGATGCCAAGGCGCTGTCGAAGGATCGCGTGGCTCCTATGTTTCGGAGCACGCCTGCACTGCGCGGGAAGATCGCGCCCGTCAAATCGCGCGACTCCAACAATACGACTCTGCACAAGGTGTTCGTGAACGGCGCTGGGCACATCACTTTCACCGGCGCGATCTCGCCGTCGGGTCTGGCGATGCGGCCGATCCGCTATGCGCTGCTCGATGAGGTGGACCGGTACCCGGCCAGCGCGGGGACTGAGGGCGATCCGGTTTCGCTTGCGATCCAGCGCACGGCTGAGTTCCAACACAACACGAAGATCGTCATGGCTTCGACGCCGACGGTCAAAGGCATCAGCCGGATCGAGATGGCATGGAAAGAAAGCGACCAGCGCGACTTCTTCGTGCCGTGCCCGAAGTGCGGTCACTACCAGGTGCTCGTGCTGGGCGATGGAACGGGACCCGGTCTGGTGTGGCCCGAGGATTTGCCCGACGACGCGATGTACCGTTGCGCCGGTTGCCGCGAGTTGATTCCTCCTCACCAGAAAGCGTGGATGGTCGAGCGTGGCGAGTATCGCGCGCAGAACCCTTCCTCACAGATTCCGGGCTTCCGCATTTCGCAGTTGATCTCGCTGAAACGCCCGTGGGGTTCGATTGCCACCGAGTTCGTCGCGGCGAAGAAGTCGCCCGAGACCCTCAAGGCGTTCATGAACACGGTCCTCGCGGAACTGTGGGAAGAGAACCACGAGGTGCCGACCGACGCGCGGGCGTTGTGGAATCGCTGCGAGCCATTTGAAGCGGAGGCGCCCGACGGCGTCGCGCTCATCACGGCGGGCGTCGATGTGCAGGCCGACCGCCTCGAAGTCGAGATCGTTGGTTGGGGGCGCGACGAGGAGTCCTGGTCGATTGCGCACCATGTGATCCCCGGCGACGTTATGCGCAACGAGGTGTGGGATCACCTCGAAGGACTGCTCCTTGCCGAGCATCTGCACGACTCCGGTCAGACCCTGCGGATCGTGGCCGCGTGCATCGATTGCGGGTTCAAGGATGCGACGGTGCTGCGTTTCACCCGCGACCGCTATGCGCGCCGTGTGTACGCGGTGAAGGGACGCGCGGGAGAGTCTCCGATCTGGCCCCGCAAGCCTAGCCGGAAGAACCAGACGCCATTCTTCATGGTCGGTGTGGATGCAGCGAAGACGGCGCTCTACGACCGGCTGAAGATCGGGCAAGTCGGGCCGGGATACTGCCACTTCCCGATTGGGCGCGATCAGGAGTACTTCGATCAACTCACCGCCGAGCGGAAGTTCACGCGTTATCACAACGGCTATCCGAAGCAAGAATGGCGGAAGCCTCCTGCCGCGCGGAACGAGGCCCTCGATTGCCGCGTGTATGCCTATGCCGCGTTGCAGGCGCTCTACGCCAGCGGTTTGAAGCTGGGCGTCCACTGCGACCGTTTCGCGAAGATGGCTGGCTCGCGGCGCAAGGGAGCGAAGACGATTCCGCCGACGGTGGTCGCGGCGAATGTTCCTCCCCCAGAGCCAGCGGAACCGCAGGAAAACGAAGTGCGCATCCCTGCGCCGTTCGAGCGCGCGGAGCAATGGATACCGCGCCGCAATTGGTTTGGAGGCAGATGACATGGCTTTGACGGTTCCACAGTTGCAGTCGAATCTCGACGCGATCAACCAGGCGCTCGGGAATCCCACGTTGCGGGTCCGGTTCCCGGACGGGCGCGAGGTGACGTACCGATCCGTTGACGAACTCCGAAAGGCGAAAGCCGAGATCGAAGAGGACATCCGCCAGGCCAGCGGCAAGAGCGGGAGCCGCACGACACTCGCGCAGCACAAACGCGGAGACGGTCCGGGTGGTCCATCGCTATACGACCGCTGGTAAGCGGCAGCCTGAAATGAATTTTCTCGACAAAGCCATCGGCGTTGTTGCGCCGCAGCGCGCGTTGCAACGGGTGCGGAGCCGCGTGGCGCTGGAACTGACCCAGGACTATCTGGATCGGCACGCGCAACGGTTCAGCTATGACGGAGCGACGGCAGGGCGACGCGCGCATGGCTGGTACGCCGCCTCGACGGACGCCAACGTCGAGTTGATGGGATCGCTCATCTGGCTTCGCAACCGGAGTCGCGATCTGATCCGCAACAATCCGTATGCGGCGCGCGCGATTGAAGAGTTGGCAGGAAATGTAGTCGGGACCGGGATTGTTCCGAAGGCGAAGACAGGCAATGCTGCAATCGACAAGATCATCGACGCCGAATGGCCTTTCTTCGCGGATGCCTGCGACACGCCGCAGCGCCTGGACTTCTTTGGGATGCAAACGCTGGCCGTTCGCACGATGGCGGAAAGCGGCGAAGCGCTCGTACGGTTTCGCCCGCGTCTGGCCGCCTCTAATCTGCGCGTTCCTCTACAGCTTCAAATGCTGGAGGCAGATTTCTTAGACCAGTCCCGAACCATGGGGCTGATCAACGGCCACGTGATGGAGGGCGTCCAGTTCGACGAGATGGGCCGACGCGCCGCCTACTGGCTATTCAGTTATCACCCGGGTGGAGTGCTGATCCTGAATCCGCGCGGCGGAATCATCAGCCAGCCCGTGCCGGCCGATCAGATCATGCACGTCTATCGCGTGCTCCGGCCCGGCCAGGTCCGAGGCGTGCCGTGGCTCTCGCCCGTCATGATGGCGCTCCGAGACCTCAACGATTACTGCGACGCGGAGCGCGTGCGCAAGAAGGTAGAGGCGTGCGTCACCGCGTTCGTGCAGCAGCCGGAAGGTATCGAGGGCGATCCGCTCGGCATCTCCGGCACCGACCCGGTCACCAGAGCGCCCGTCGAAACCTTTCAACCGGGCATGGTCGAGTACCTGAAGCCGGGACAGGAGATCAAATTCAACAATCCTCCGGCGGCGGGCGGCTACCGCGAGTACAAGATGACCGAGTTGCAGGGAATCATGGCTGGCATTGGTCTGCCGTACGAATTGGGAACCGGCGATATGTCGCAGGTGAATTACTCCTCGTGGCGCGGCGGCATGCTGGGGTTCCGCAACACGGTGGAGGCTTACCGCTGGCTCACACTGATTCCGCTGTTCTGCATGCCGGTGTGGCGTCGCTTCGTGGATACGTTGATCCTTCAAGGAAAGATTCCGCAGAAGGCGCTCGATGATCCGAAGATCGCTGTACACGCAGTGCAGTGGACCGCGCCGAAGTTCGAGAGCGTCGATCCGGTGAAGGACGCGGCCGCGGAACTGAAGATGATCAGGACCGGGACGCTCGATCTGTTCGAGGCGATCTCGCGCAACGGATATGACCCGGAAGAACGCTTACAGAAGATCGCGCGCGTCAACAAGATTCTCGACAAGCTCGAAATCATTCTGGATTGCGACCCGCGCAACGTGACGGATCGCGGCCAGGAGCAGCCTGCCGCAAGCGACGAGCGGACACCGAGTTCGAAGCCTACTATGCCCGGCTCGAAGGTCCCCGCCGTTTCGAATGCGGATGCAGAA